GGAAGTTCCATTCAATGTAAAATTCGGAGCCGCCAAAGGAAACCTTTCATTTCCATAATTTTGATTTCCAACATTGCGATACCAACCAAAACGTTTTATTAAATGCCTGTAATTACCAAAAGATTCTCCAGTGCAATTCATTGCATGTACAGAAGTTAATTTTGTATTTGCTGCGTTACGAGTGATATCTTGAATTTCTATTTGATGTTTTAAATAATCAGAACGAATATCATACTGTCCAGCTGTCGAAAATGAAGATTGTTCCTGCGCGGTTCTCACCTCACTTTCTGCCACGAGAGCTGGGGGGTCTGGCAAAAATGGATCGATTGAGTTAGCAGGCACCCATGCGTTTGCAATGGGGGCCTCCACTTCAAAATCTTCACCACCTTTCATTTCTACAATTACGTCTATTGTACTTGGTGCAACAGCCGAACCTGAAATGAGAGGGGTGATTGCCCTTACTACAAAATAACCCGTGCAGAAACAATTCAACTCATCGTATGACATTGTTATATCCTCTAGAGGGTTATGTTTAAATGATATATTTTTATAATTTGAAGTCGACACATAAGGTATCGCTATTGAAATTTCTGTCTGTTCTCGCAAATCCATAATGACTCGATAAGCGAATTCATTACGTGTTGATAACTGATTGTTTAATTCATTTAAAGTAGTTTGAGGAGTAAAAATAAATTCAACTCTACCTGAATGGTAGTCGGTTTTAACAAATCTAAAAGTGTAGATAAGTGACCCTCTCCATAAGGAGAAGGGTCCTATTGCATAGGAAAGAGAAGTAGCAGTGGGGCAGATAAAACCCGTTGCTCCTCCTCCTCCATATTGGAAAAAATAGTCACGCGAACGATATGTTGGTGTAACCATTGTTTTCCAGAGAACATCTCCATTATTATTATTATTAGAAAAGTTAAAAGAGCTTATATAATTTGGAATTCTTTTTACATAATCAAAGGACATTTCATCCATCTGTGAACCCGCAAAGTCAGGGAGAAAATTTAATCGTGTTAAAGCATGTGTAGCTAATTTATGTGCATCATCCTTTCCGTCTACAGTACCAAAATACTGTGTCGGCCTATTAAAAACAGTTTCTCCGTGAGTTTGAGGGTCTGGCTTTGACATACCAGGAATTAATTGAACAATATCGAACAAAGCATCAGTGACTTTTGCCACTGGAGTTGCTATATTCTTAAGGGTAGGTAAATAACCTACAATTATGTCAGTACCTTTTTGAACGACATTGTCAATAACTCCTAATACCTTTGTTGGGAAAGATCGAGCTTCGGAAGCCTTTGCGATATCTGAAACGGAATTTAAATTTACTTGTTCTGCTGCGAATCGCGAAAGAGTAGGGAAACCTAATTGAACTTTATCAAAGTTTCCGAAAACATTTACTTGTAAGCTTGAATTTCCAACCTGAGTTAAGGGTGAATAAACCATGATTATAACTTTAGCCCAAGTCCACCTCTGTCTAATTAAATCATATGCATTATAAGGAGAAACATACGGTATACGTAATGTAACTTCTGATTGTTTTGAAATGTCTAATTGAACATGGGGTAAAGCAATTACTTTGTCAGTTGCCCTTGAAAATTCATTAATCCTAAAAGACCCAAGAAGGTCTGGTGTTGGGACATAGGCAACAACAAGGCGTCCACATTGAAAAGGCTGTGCATTAACTTGAAGTCGAATTATAGTATCAGCTCGAAATGAAGCAAAGCCATCCAGTTTTGGTTTAATCATGGTTGTAAAAAGTGCAGAGGGAACATCCAAAGCAGCAAGATAATGACCTCGCTGATTGGAAGATTCCCACTGCAATTGTGAAATTAGTTGTGGACGCTGTAAAAATGAAATAACAGAGTGCTCCCTGCTATCATGAAATGAAGTTAACAATGAGGGTTGTAAATTAGAAGACTGAGGGACTTCCTCATCAATAACTGGTTTATCATCGGCGAAAGTAACAATTTCCTGAGCAATCTCAGTAGATTCATTAATTTCACCAGCAATAGTTGAAGGTTGTGTGCGAGAATCAAAAGTTAAGTCTTTAGATGATTGAGCGTTCTCGCTACGCATATTTAAATTTTGTTTTTGTGAAGCAAGTGAGTTTCTTAAAAAGTATGACCACTTAATCATTACTTTAGCACTGTGTTGTCCTGGATATTGAGGGGCTGCCTCTTCCCATCCTGGCGGTAAAACTAAATAGTTAAGGAAGTTATTTGAAAAGCAAAAATAAAATTGTTTAGACACAGAAAATTTTTCAATTTTAAATAGATCTATTTCAAACCAGTTAGAACAAATTGTTTGGAAAGAAGCTTGTTCTGAAACTCCGAGCGCTGCCCTAAGAAATGGAAGCACTCATTAAATTTTGACTCCCACTGATTCCAAACTTCAATGGGGTGGAGACTAAGTTCCTTCATTGAGTTCTCCAATTCTATGAAGGTTTGTGTATGTGGATCCGGTGTTTTCTTTATCCATTGAGGGGTTTCCAATATAGTATCCAAAGAAAGAGGTCCAATATATCGACTGTAATCATCATCCCACAAAAAGCTTCTCTTTAGATAAGAAACTTCGTCGATTTTGCGGGATTGTTCAAGTGCTACTGCATCTTTATCTTCCATAGTATATGTTAGTCCGAATTTAAGCATGTATGATGGCAGTGTAATTTGGTTAAATTTATCTAAATATTGCTTTGGTACAGAAACCAAATGATCGTCTCCATAAGCCACTATTCCACAATGTCTAAAAAAATTAAAAGCATTTAAAATGGAAGTGCCAAAACACTCCTGCCAGGAATTACAAAAGCTGATTAATACAAAAATGATATTAATAATTGCGGTTAAAAAGTGTCCCGAAGGCAAACCTTTTAACCACATATACAGAATATTTTTATTACAATGGATAGAGGTATAGAGACTCTCCAATAGAACCTCCATGACTAAACAATCTTCATCTGAGGCATGTAAGAATTCTCTGGAGAGTTCAACTAATATTTTTCCGGCTTTTCTCAAAATATCCTGCTGTTGCGAGGAATCAAATCCCTCAAAATCTCCAGCAATTATATTTTCAGATTTTCTATGCAAAATTTTAACTATATCATCCCAATCTTGTGAATAAGCATTAGTTCCAACTGAAATACCACAAAAATTTCGTGCTTTTGAAATTAAACTTACAACTCCCATAAAATATCGCTTACACGCCACTAAGTAATCAAGTGGACATGCACTAAACATTCTGGTTTTATGAGCCTTGTGAATCGGTTTTCTTTCGTCTTTAAGAGTATCAATAAATACGTGCTTTAAACGAATCCCCTGTTTTGCATTTTCTATAATATTCTCAACACTATCTTCTAAAGCTAGATAGAGTTCTCCATTTCTGTTAAAATCAGGGCCAGGACCAAAGATGTTAATCTTATTCTTCCATTGTGAGTCGAACACAAATGGATACCCTGGTGAGGAGTTTCGCTTAATAGAATTCATGTACTCTTCTCCATCAATGCCTTCAATAGCCTCATCAAAAGAAAATACTGCCTTCTCACAAGTTTTATTATCTAAAAATTTTAAAATTTGATTACTGATAAAAAAATATGTAGCCTGATATGAATTATTCAAAGTTTCATTAGATATAGGAATAGTAGATGAAGAGAATTTTTCTAACCTATACAACATAGGGTCAAAACCATTTTTAACTATCAATTGGCAAGGCTTTGTTCGATGGGTTCCTAATTTATCAAAACACACTGAAGGTGAAATCACAGATCTAAGCGGTGCAGCAATTTCCTTTTCTAATTGATCTAACTCTAAAAATGAGTTTGAATTTGGAATATGTGAACTATTAATACTAAAAATGGGTAAACATTGCTCACTAGCAATTACTTCAGATTTATGATAAGAATTTAGTATTTTTTTAACATCTTCCTGATAAAGGGGAGTAGAATATCCTCTACCAGGACTACCTGCTACGTGTATACCTAAAATTTTACCAAAGTTAAGTTGATTGTTTCGCGCCAAAATTGGTGCTCCACAATCTCCTTCTTCTGTATCCAAACAATACTCCCAAGCATCTCTAATAGTTCTCGTGTAGACTCCATCAGAATTGTTAATATTTACTTCTGCTTGACATAAACCAGATTTAGCTTTCGTTGTTCTAACTACGGCAAAAGCTTTTGAACCCTTTGGACATGACAAAGTTGGGATCATTACTTGTGAATTTTGTAAAAATGATAAAGATTCTTTTGAAGCGAAAAGATTTGTAATGTCTGAATGTGTATAAGCATTCGGCACAATAAAAGAGACAATATCCTTTGAGGAAATATTTTTCCTGTCCTCCTCATAATATTTAACTGTATTGATAATATCATTAGCGTAGTTTATCATGACATTATCTTTAAAAACAGATTGAAATGTTACTGTTGCGTGTGGATCTTCTGATAAGACTTTCTTTAAACCAGCCACAAAGTGACTAGGCATAATACAAAGCCTACCTTTCACAAAAAGTGTATGTCCCAAAGGAATATTGTTTATCCAAATTTTATAGAGATTGCGGGTCAAAATTTTTGTACACATTTCGGAAGCATTTTTATCTAGCGCTGCTTGTTCAGAAATTTGATTAATTATAGAATCCAATGTACCAGAAATCAGTTGCCTTTCTGGGCCCGTCGGTAAACAAGCCTCTACCTTAACTGATTTTTGTTGTCCTGAATTATAACCCTCGATTTTAGAAACTTTTACTTGAGGAGAGTTATAAGCCTCAACTCTAACAGCTTTAACATTTGTGTTAGAATATCCCTCTTCCAAACGAAATTGGTCAAGACTAACTTGTGCTACATTTGCGGATTCATTTTTGAATATTTTCTTAAGACCCAAATAAGTTAAAGGTGCTGAAACGAACAAAACAAGTATTAATTTCAAAATAGAAGTATGCTTTAGTATAGGAAATTGTTTTTGTTTTTCTGAAAACCAAGAATTAAATCGATCAACATTTTTGGAAAAATAATTATTAGATAAATCGCCTAAAATTTTAAATGCATCAGACAAAGATCCTTCCAACATATAATATCCAAGTTTACAATTATATAACATTTTATTGCAAATAGGCTTAACATTGTGCAAGCTTGGAAGGCTAAACATCTGTTCCTGTGCATTTAGTTGAAAATGTGGCCTTCGAGGAGTTATAATTTCAATATCATCCAAATTTACACGTCGCATATATTGTTTTTGCTCCAGTTCTGCTGCCGCTGCCCATGAAGAATAATGTTGAGGAGAAACTTTTGTAAAATCAATTTTATTTAGAACTGCTTTATTTTTTGCTAATCGAGATTTTATTGCTGTATCTATTGACTGTACAAAATTTACTCTACTTTGATAAATGTTGATACTTTCTTTAACAATACTTTCCCATGTCA